TCTATAACTTTATCTTTATTCCACAGGTCAATACCATGTAGTTTTTTAATTACTGGGATGTCAAAGCCTATAATATTATGTCCAATTAGTTTGTCTGCTTCTGCTAAGAAGTCAAGACCTTTTAAAATATTATCATCTATAATGTCAAAGGTATATTGTTTATTGTTTTCATCTATTGCTACAATACAATGTATCTCTGTGGCATTTAAATCATCTGTTTCTATATCAAATACTAACTCCATAAGTCCTCCCTAAAAGGGTATGATATCATCTGAACTAAAACTATTCAACATTTCTGTATCTTCGTACTCAGATAATCTACCTGTATCTTTATCATAAACTAATGCAGTTGCTAACCCTACATCCCCTGTGTAACGTGATTTAAGTACACGCAATCTTGTTGTCCTAGATTCTAATTCATCATCAGCTTGTTGATTTCTTTCTAAGGCTATCACACAATCAGATAGTTGAGCAATAGCATTAGAACCTCTTAGATGTGATAAGCTTACGTTTACTCCATTCTCATGCCCCTTATCACCCTGTACTCTACGCAAGTGAGAGACAAGTATAATACCCGCACCTGTCTCTTCAACTAAACTTCTAAGCCTAGTCATAATAGAATCAATTGCTCTACGTTCATCACCCTCTGTAGTTGCAGAAACTAACATATGTAAATGGTCAACTATAACCCAACGACAATCACACCCTACAATAAGATAACGAAGCTTAGAAAATATATCTTCAATATCATTTGTACCAAAGTGAGCGTGAATAAATACTTTGTCGTGGTCAAAAGTTTTATTAAACATTTTAACTAAATCTTGCTCTTTATATTTATCTCTTATATCATCAATATAAAGTCTGTCATTAGCTTCAATAGATAAGATGCCGTCTACTGTTCTTCTCCAATCTTCTTCTAAAGCTATGACTCCTACGTTATCCTCTGTTTGATGTATAAGCCAATGCTCTAACTCCCTAGTAACAGAAGACTTACCCAAGCCTGTACCTCCAGTTAAAGTTAACAATTCAGACTGACGTAAGCCTATTAATTTTTTATTAAGACCATGCCAAGGATAAGGTACACTACTTCTCTTCTCTCTATTAAGAAAGTCTTCTTGCTTTTCCGAGACTCGAATGATACCACTAGGGGTAAACACTTTAGCATCCCACCAAGCTTGAGTAAATTCTTTGTGAAGGTTTTTACGAAGCATATCATTAGCATCTTTATGCCCATTAGGAATAGAAAGTATTTTAGCCTTACGTGGTTTAATAATACTTGCTACTTTCTGTGAAGCTTCTATGCCCTGTTTGTCATTATCAAAACAAATAACTACGTTATCAAAACTTTCTACGTATTCAATGTTTTCTTTAATGTCTCTGACCGCACCTTGAGCACCATTTTTTATTGATACTACTGCCCATTTGCTACCTAGTAATTCATAGGTAGCCATTGCATCACATTCACCCTCAACTATAGTCAAGTATTTACCACCTTCTTTAAAAAGTTGTTGACCAAACAGACCCGCACCAGTCATAGTACCTTCAAACTTAAAATTTTTATCTTTAACGTATCTTATCTTAGTACCTGTTTGTTCATTGTTTATGTGGTAAGGGTATCTGTGTTGAGCCAAGACTCCTTGAGAGTCATACACAACTTTAACTCCGTACTTCATAGCAGTCTCTTTTAATATACTTCTGTCTGTAAGAGGTGCGTATGTTCCACTATGTACTGTTTCTGTTGGAGGTGTTGGGGGTTTAGTATAATTATTATTCATAGGTACAATGTTCTTTGGTTTAGGTGTAAACTTTCCACAACTAAAACACTTAGTTGACCTGTCCTCATTGATGCAAAGAGCATCACTACTGTTACAGTCAGGACAAGGTTGATGTGTTTTGTAAAAAGGACTTAGTTTATTATTCATATATCTTCCATAAAAAAGGCTAGACACTATACACAGTAATGCCTAGCCAAATTTTAAAACAACTTAACTTTCTTCTGTGCTTTCGTCAAGTTCAGTTTCTTCCAAAGGAGACTCTTCATCATTATATAATGCTACAATTCTGTTTGAAAAGAAATTAATACCTGCTTGTAACTCTTCTAAGTCTAAAACAAGATTAGCTTTCTTTTGATTCAGTCGTTGAAGTCTTCCGAAGATTTGTTGACCTTCTTCAGGTAAATCTTCTACAAAGACTTGTACATCATCTATAGCAATGAAAGGTTTAGTAGGTTCTTCTAGCGTTACTTCTTCGTTTGCCATTAGAACTCCTCCCCGTCACCAAACGGATTTAATTCATCTCCGTCTTGTGACTTCATTGGTACTAAGTCTAGCACTTGCATAGCTTGGAAGTCTAAGCTAACACCTGATTTGCCTGCGTAATCCCAAGCAAACTCATTGTATTGAACTTTGACTGCCGAACCATTACCTACTGTAACATCCATAGGCTCTTTATTGAGATTATAGAGTTTAGGTGCAGGTCGTCTGCCATTCTTAGCATTAACTTTTCTTTTGATAGTCACGGCTTTCCCTATATATTGGGGTTCACCACTTTCATCTTTCAATGAAAAGTCTTTAACATTAACTCCTCTTGAGCTAAAGTCTTGAGCGTCTTCATCACTAATTACTAGGTCTACTGTGTAGACTGGTTCAAAAGTTTCGTTAGGTACTGTGACGCTCGCCCAGTACGCTTTTCCTATTGCTACTGCCATATTTTTACTCCTTATATAATAGTAGTGTTAATGTGAAGTTATTATACTTCAATTTTCTAGAAAGTGTCAAGCACTTTTTCTAAAAACTTTATAATTCCTGATTGTTCTGAGTGTGCTACATGAACAATAAACTTTTTATTGTCTTCGTCATACTCATTCATGTAAGCATCCCCATTTTCATACATGGTTTTACCATTGTCTAAACAAAAGTTATCCCATTGATTAAACTGTAGTTGTGTTAGTATAAATTTTTTCATATTAATTTCCTAGTATTTTGATAGGCACATAACAATCTGTTACATCACCATTTAGTTTAAAAGAATTCAAGTAGCTATCTATACCTCTTTTCAATTTAGTAGGTATGCTAGGTCTATATCTTGTATTAACAATAGTAGAGTTTTCTACGTCATACGTAACTTTAAAAGAGTAATCTCTTCTCAAAGATATATCTTTTATGTAAGGAAGAAGAGACATGTTAGGGGTAGGGCAAGAAGCAGTAGGTGTTATCTTAACGACAGGCACTTCGACAGGTAATTCTACTACCTCTTGCTCTTTAGTTTCAGAAGGGGCAGGTAAAGGTGTTGCAATCTTATCCTGATTACCTTTATCCTCAATATCTTCAACTAATTCTTCTTCTTCTTCTCTAGCAATCCTTTGTGGTTGAGTGTCAAAAAACATTTGATAAAATGAATCTGCAGAGTCTTGTGTCTCTTGTAATTGTCGCTTAACTTCGTCTAACTCCACCGAATTAGTATCTATCTTCCTTTCAAGATATTCAAAATCTGTTAAATTGCTTTGAACATATTGTGATATTTTTAATAAATCATTATTTAATTTATTAATTTTTTTAAATTGTTCGTCTTGGTATCTTAGTTCTTCTACTAATGTAGTGATAAAGAACCCAAAAAATAATACATAGGCTACTATGTACACGTAATCTTTAGTTTTCATTGATTTCTCCTTTTAATTCGTTTGAGTTTTCCTCTCCAGTTTTTTTTCCATATCTCTATTGTAGCATCTGCAAAGTAAATTGTCAACACTCCATTGTCTGCGTAGAGAGAAGTAATTCTATTTTTTTCCTGCTCTTCTGCATGGATTTGATGTGCGTCATACTCTGTCATAAGTCTCCTTGTGGTTTAAGTGTATACATGATAGGTTCAGCACTATCTAATAGTTCATGTAGTTTAGTTACTACTTCTCTATCTGTAGGATAACCACTCATGTCTAGTTCAACATAGACTTTATACTGTATAGGTATTCCTAGCCATTCTTCAATCTTATCAAACCTAAACCTTCTAAATTCTTTTTCTTCTGTGTCTTCATCAGTACCTTCAAAGCCGTCAAAGTCTCCAAA